TACTTATTTCACAACTTTTTGTATTTTCAGTTACTTTGATTTTTTATAGGCAATATTTACTGGTTTTTTATACTAAGAGAATTCTAATAAATTTATAAACATAAGGTCAACATTAGGTTTATAATTATAGTCATATTGTTCTTAAAATATATACAGTTAGCTTACATACACTAACATATGAGTGAGAAAAATTCAAAAGATTTAGATGATACAAAACCTGAAAATAGGGCATATGATAAAGTAGTACTTCCAGATCCTGAAGAGAAAGATTTTACTGAATGGAGTGTTAATGAAAGGAGAGCATATCTTTTAAGAAAAATGGTAAATGATAATAAATTACATTCTGAAATACATAGAACTGATACTGGTAATAAATTTGGTGTATCACATTCTCAGATTTGTCAGGATTTAGATATTTTAAAAAAGTATATGTCTAATCATTTAGATCAGGATTTTGAAGCTGAGGCATATACTTTATTTAGGTCAGCAATAAGAGAGCTTAAAGATGAAGATCCATATAAAACAGTTCAAGTTCTTGAAAAATGGAGTGGATGGTTAGAAGATAGAGGAGAGATTGATAATAAATCAGAAGAGACTGTTAATTTAACAAGTTCTGAAGATTTAGAGATTGGATTTACTACTATTACAAAGGAGGAGAGTGATTCTTCTGATGATGAGTAGTTTTTGTGAGTCTTCATCTCCGTAATAGGTTTTATATTTTACATTTGATAGTAATTTTTGTGTATTAGATTTACTTACAGTATTGTAAAATATTTATTTATGGAGTGGTATTATTTATGTATGATAATTGAATTTGTTGTTTCAAATCCTGTGTTAGTAACTTTTGTGTTGTTGTTTGTCTTAGAGTTGTATTTACGGAAGAGTGGTACTAAATATGATACACAGGTTAAGTTAGTAAAAGATTCTCTGTTATATGTATTTAGTATGGTATATAATAGAAGTGAGTATGTTAAGGATAAAGGTGAGAGTGTTTCAGGTGATAGTGAGTCTGATGGTTCAGAATGAGTATTAGTTTTAGGTTAACCAAAAGCTTTATAAGTGTGGGGTGTGTAGTTATATATACAGGGTGAAAAAAACATCCTGTACATACTGCTATCACAGTTTACATTCATTTAGTTGAAGTTTAATATAGTTTACCACTATATTTTTGTTTTATTTTTTGTAAGTAGTGTTTTAGGTACACCAAAAAGTTTAAGTATATTGAGTGTTATTATTTAGTTACCAAGGTGGTTTACTTTGGTATTTGTGCCCATAGTTCTTAATGGTAGAACATCTATATTTGATATAGAAGGCTCTTGGTTCAAATCCAGGTGGGTACATATAGAATGAATATTGAATATTGGTATTATATGTTTGAGTTGTTTTTAGCTATCTGTTTGTTAGTGGTTCTTTTGAATATGACATATAGTGTATTAGGGATTTAAAAAGTGGTGTATCAATTAGTGGTATATAAACTAAACAATAACTCTTTTAAGGGTAGGGGTTCTATTATATAGTATGACAGTAAAAGAAATAACTGTTGATGAATACAGTACAGATGGTGAATTGTGTATATTTAGATTAGATGAAGGTGAAGAAGAAGTATATTTAAACAATGGTAAAATTAAAGTAGATGATGGTATTTTTACTACTTATTATACTGTTGATAAAAACTCTGATTTGAAAAGTATTGTAAATCCTTCATTGTTTGATGTAGAGAGTAAAATTCAGATTGATTTAATTTCAGAGTTGTGTTAAATTACTTATTTTGTGTTAATACTTGTTTTACAGTGTTTAGAGTGCTTGTATGTACATAATTTTAAGGTTTAGAGTACTTATAGAGCTTTTAGACAGCAATTAGAGAGGTTTAGGATGTCTTAGAGTGGTGTTTAGAGGGTTTTAGAGTACTTAAAGCATTGTTTAGAGGGTTTAGGATGTCTTAGAGTGGTGTTTAGAGGGTTTTAGAGTACTTAAAGCATTGTTTCAGGTGTTATTGATTGGTATAACCAGTTGGTATAACTATTTAGACTAACTATTTAGTATAGTTGTAAAGTATAGCTATTTAGTATAGTTGTAAAGTGAATATTATTCATTGTATGGATTCATTGTTTTTGTTCACTATTTTTTACCCCCTAACACCAGGGTATTTAACCATATAGCCCCTTTAATTAATTGCAATGAATAAACTAAACATTGACAAAGATGATAGTGGTATGGTAAATTGGGTAGATGTTACAAAATCAGATAGTTTACATACAAAAGCCTGGATGCAGATTGTATATGATTATGATCCAGCAGAGTATCAATATAACTGGGATGCTGAGTTTGTTGATTCTGAAGGACACAACAAAGATACTAAGTTAGATGTTTCAGGTGTTGTTGAGGGTGATATACTCAAAGTATCAGGTGTTAAAGACTCTGGAAATGGGAAAAGATTCCTCAAAGTGTTAAGTAATAGGATTAATACACTAACTTGTGTAGTAATGTCTGAAAGTAATACTAAAGATTACTTTGATGAACAGGATACAACAGAGCAAGAGAAAGCACAACTTATTAAAGATATTAGATCTGCAACTGATACACAGATTCAAGAGATTAAAAAAGTTCTGAATCAATAATAGTTGTTCTCACTTTTTTATTTGTCATTTTATTTTACCCCCTAACACAAGGGTATTTAACCATATAGCCCCTATTATATGTATGGAAACAAAAGAATATGTTAAAGTAGATGAGTATAATGAACCAGTAGAAGTGTTAGATATTAATAAAGATGATTATGAAGTTAAGACAGATGTTAAAGTAATGTCTATTATAATTGATACTCAAGATATATTAGGGTATGAAAAATATGATATATATAATAATTTTTATTACCAAAAATTAATCTCCAGTGATGGTGTACTTATTGATAATAGTCTAATTTTAATCCACCCTGAAAATTGTTCTATTGAAGAAGAATTAGAATCTATTAAATTTAGCTTATTACAAAAAGACCCTGAAATAGAAACTGATGACTTAATTAGTAAGTTAGATTATTACTTCAATTTAAATCTTGAAGAGTATGAGGATGAATTTGAGTTTATTAATCATATTAGTTGTAATATTAATAAAGAGGCTATGTCTCTTACAATATAACTCTTTTTTTTGTATTGTACAAGTACTTATAAGGGTAGGGGTTCTATATATAGTATGGAAAAAGTAAAATATTTCTATGATGATTGGATGGATCAGCATTTCAGAAAAGATAGTTTATTTGTTAAGAACACAGATAGATTTGATAGAAAAGATATAGATTATAAGGAGAGTTTCAAAGTTGGTGAAATACACTGTGATGTATTTTATACAGGTTTGTTTGATGGTGTGTATAGTGAAGAACCTTTCAAGAGTAATGAAACTAAATTCATTGTATGTGCTGACTTTTACATCAAGGTGTATAAGAATTCAAGAAAATTGAGTGAGTTTGAGTTTAATATGAGTAAGTTAAGAGATGAGTTAAATAAAGATACTTTAGAAATAACTAAAGATACTACTACTCAAGAAAAGATGGCAATGGCATTATAAAATATACTTTTTTGTATTGTACAAGTACTTATAAGGGTAGGGGTTCTATATATAGTATGATTACATATTCTTAGGTAGAACACAACATATAAGTATTTTAAAAACTTTTATATAAATATGAAAGGTGTTCATTATAATAGAGAAGAAAAAGATCTTAATTATGAATTATGGAAGGCTCAAGAAGATGCTATATTAGATTTTTATAATGGTGATTCACATATAACTGATTTTAGAGCAGGTTACAGAGCAGGTAAATCTATTTTAGGTGCAAGAGCTATTATTAGTAAGGCTTGGGAGTTATCTGGTACAAGATGGTTGGTTATGGCTGAAACTTACAAAGAAGGTCAGAGAACTACATTTGATTTATTATTTAAAAATCTTCCTGGTTATGATGGTGATGATCCTGAAACTTCAGATATAGTGGATTCTTATCATAAGCAAGAAGGTAAGTTAAAATTCACTAATGGCAGTGTTATTGTGTTTGCATATAGTACGAAGGTGGATGGTGTGAAGGGAGATGAATATAGTGGTGTGTGGATGGATGAAGTAGCTTTTTATAATAATTTATATCAGGTTACAGATATGGTTATGAGTAGGTTAAGTGCTGATCAAGGCCCTTTAAGTGTTATTTGGACTACTACTACAAATCCAAATAATCCTTTCAATGAATACTATGATATTGCTGAAGAAAATGTGCATCCAGTTGAAGATATAGAAATTCCTTGGAGAATTAATACTATAATGGCTAATACTTTGAATAATCCATTCTTATCTGAGGAAGTAATAGAACAGATTAAGGAAACACAAGCACATCAAGAAGATCAAGCTATAAAAGGGGGTTTTGCTACTATTGATGGTCAGGTGTATCCTCATTTCAGTGATGATCATATTGTAAGTACAGATAGTAAATATTATTCTGAACTATATCCTGATTTTAGATTATATGCGTATGATAGTGGTTGGGATGACCCAAGAGTTGTATTAGAGATTGGATTAACAACACAAGGTAGTTTAGTGGTGTTAGATGAGTTTTATAATAGTGAAAGTACTGTTGAAGAAGCTATTGAGTGGTTATCTGGTAAACCAGGTGGTGTTTTGGTGAGTGAGTCTGAACCTGAACATAAACATAAATTTAGAAAACAGTTAGATAATCTCCGTATAGTACAGGCTGATAAATCTATTGACAGGGGAATAGAGCAGGTTTCTGAGCATTTGAAAGAGAAGAATGGTGTATATGGTATAGTTGTTTCAGAAAGAGCAGAAAACAGCATATCAGAGTTTAGAACATATACTAAAGATGTAATTGGAACAGCTCAGGCAGATGATCACTGTATGGATTGTATTAGATATGTTGTGAATACTAAAACACCTTCACCTGTTAATACTAAGTCATTAAGTATGGATGATGATAGTTCTGATAATACTATATCATTTACAAATAGTGAGGAACAAAATGTTTCAAGAAATAGAGCACAAGATAAAATTAATAGATTAGATAGGAGAAGAAATAGGAGATAGTATAGTTTGTATAGTATACTATTCTTATATATTTATTTTGTATAGTTTAGGAAGTCTTAGAGTACTGTTTTCAAGGTTTTAGAGTACTTAAGGTTTTACGGGATATTACTGTAAGTTATATTAAAAAATTTACAAAGTAAAAAGAAAAAGAATTACTTATTTTTCACAGAATTCAAGTTGTTCACTTGGAGTAACTTTTACTATACATTCATTATTATAAAGATCTGTAAATTCTACATTTCCATTTTCTTCTACATATTTTTTAACTTTCACTAATGGAACATTATCTGGAATTTTAGTTCTTGATTTAGAATCTTTTTTGAATTTTAAACCTGTATCTTTCACAAGTTCTTCTGTATCTAATTCATCTATTACAGCAGATTGTAATCCTTCAATACTGAATTCAAATTCTTTGATATATCTTGAGATTGTAGTTTCAGATACATTGAACATTTTATCTACTAATTCTTCTTTAGTATTAAATTGTATTGAATTTTCTAAAGTAGTGAGCATTGCATATTTATTATCTGAATTATATACAAATTCTATAGCTTCTTCTATTGTTTTATCTATTACTATATCAATTGCTTTTAATCTATCTTCTCTTGTTTCCTTTGTATATTGGTTTGCTTGTTGGATTACTTCTGAACTATTCAGTGTAGAGTACCAATTCCCATCAAATATCATATCTGTTTTTAAAGATTTATTATTTTTCAATATCTCTTTATATCTTTTAGACATATCTATATCTTTATAATATATATCTTCTTCTATACCTTTTAATATTAATTTTTTAAATTTGATTCTATCTAATACTGAAGAGAAAGGATTAGAATAATATTTTTGTACTATATCTTCTATATATTCAGATTTAAAGTAGTGTTTTTCATTAAGTTTTTCACTTAATTGTTTTGGAATAAATACTACCATTTTTTCTTTATCAGCATCATCTGGTATTGTTAAGTTACCTCTTGAATGATTGTTTATTCTTTTAGGGTCTATTTTATGTTTTAATATTCTTGAATCTAATTCTTCTTCATATAACATTGATGTGTTTTCTATTTCAAGATCACTAAACATATTTAACATTTCAGAGATTATAATTCCATTTGTTAGATGTTTGTGATTTGTTTCTTGGTTGATTTTTCTAATAACTTGTGCTACTGGACTACTAAGTTTTAGTTCTATTCTTTGTGAATCCATCATTGTTAAGTTGATGTTTTGTATTTGTTTTACATTCATACTGTATATTAATATATGATACCTACCCTTATAAAGCTTTCCCTAAACATAATGCTAACATTAGGTTTATAATTAATTTAAATTAGATCAAAAGATTTAAATAGTTTGAATTTTTAATATATAAGTATGTCTGATAAAGAAAATATTACACTTCCTGATAATAATTGTATAACAGAGTGGAGTGAAGATACTGTATTAGAAATTTTAAATTATGCATTTGAAACTATGGAAGTAGATGATATTAAAGTTACAATACATAGATTATGTAAAGTAGATAATATTAAAGAAGAAGTAGAAGAGACTGATTGGGATTCTAAAATATATAATGCTCATATTTTACTCACTAAAACTATTGGGGATTCTGAATCTATTTTATATTTCAGTTCTAATAATAAATATAATAGACAGAGTTTTTTAAAAGAGTTAGAAATGTATATTAATAATACTTTCTCTAATTTGTATGCGTATGATAATGATACTAATTATGAGTCTTTGTACATTGAAACTGATAGTGAAATGGATATGGCTTTTTTTAGTTTTTAAATAGTTTTAGGTAGACCAAAACTTTTATATAATGGAGTGTTCTATTACTAAATGGTATGTACTACATATTATTCTATACTATTGTCTTAATGGTATATATATGGTTTAGATTGTATTTTCATTACACTAAACTTGAAACATAATATACTATTAGATAATATAGTTTAGGTAGACCAAAACTTTTAAGTAGTTTAAAAACTCTTATACATATATGAATACAATAGTAGAAGTTCAAAATTATAATAATGTTGAGATCAATAATATAGTAGTTAATGGTACATTAAGCAATGAAATAGATTTGGAAGAGGTATCCACTATATCTAAAGAAGATTGGTCTATAAACTTTAATAAAGGGGTTCCTATCACTGTTGAGTTTAATTATAAAGATTTACCTATGGTTTCTGTATATAGTAGTGGTAGTTATATAATTAGAGGTGTAAATAAAGAGTTATTAAAAGAAAGTACTGAGAAATTTATTTCTTTAATGTATGATCTTGGTATTATTGATGGTTTAGAAGATGTTAATTTTGATATTAATAATATAGTAGGTACTATTACACTTGATAATAAATTAGATTTAGATAGTATTTCTAATCTTGGTGATAGTTCAAAATATCAATATGAACCAGAATCATTTCCTGCTGTAACATATAGAGGTTCAGATTTTTACACTTGCAATATATTTCATAGTGGTAAAATTATTTTACAAGGTTGTAATTCAGAGGAACAAATTGTAGAAGCATCAAAAGAAATTCAAAATATTGTATCTGATTATCATTCTAACCCATCAAGTACTAATTTATTATAATATAGTTTAGGTAGACCAAAACTTTTAAGTAGTAGAAAAATTATTATAGATATATGTTAAAACAAGATAACATTTTTATATTCAATGTTGTATATAATGAATCAGATGATTGTTACTCAATGTATTATAAAAAAGATGATAATAAAATTCTTAAATCTACAGGAAATATGATTTCTAAATGTGGATTAAATATTGTAAAGGATTTAAAATCTGATTCACCATTTAATACAGTAGATACTATTAGTTTTGATAAAATAGATAAATATTTATTTGTTGTTGTATCTAAAACAGAGAATAATTTATATAGAAGTTGTGTTCTAAGTAATATAAATGAAGAAGATGCTTTATTTGTTACAGATGAAAATATGTTACAATCTTTATATAAATTATTTTTTGTAATAGATGAATTAGTGTAATTAGATAGTAAAATATAAATACCTTGTTATATTATATATAAATATGGATGAGAAAAAAAGTTTAGGTTCAAATTTTATAGCTAATGAATCATCTTCTGATTCTTCAGGTGGTTATAATGTAACATTTAAAAATAGTAAAAAAGAAGCTAATACTATTGATAGAAATGCACTACCTATGGTTGTACAAGATTTTATAAAAAATACAAATGGTATTAGGAGATGGAAGACAGATCCTGAAATGTTGTATGATTATAGTGAAAATTTAATAGTAGAATCATTTATAGATACATTGTGTAAAGATGTATCAAGTGCTGATTATGTTGTTAATTCAGATAAAACAAAAGAGTTTATAAAAAACCCACATCCTCAAAAAACCTTTAATGATATATTAGAAGAAATTGTATCTGATCTTTTACGAACAGGAAATGCATTTATTGTAGTTAATAGATATAATAATGGTGATATTGCTGAAATAGTTGTACCTCCAGCAAGTACAATTTTTAAATATGTTGATGATAAAGGTATGGTTCAAGGATATGTACAAAGGATAGGAAGAAACCAAACAAATACTATTGATACTGAAGATATTTATCATATAAAATGGTCTAATAGAAATGATAGAGAATATGGAGTAGGTCCTACGGAAAGATCTTTAGATACTATTGATATAATTGATGAACTAACTCTAATGGAAATTTTAGACCTTACAGAAGGTGGTATAAGTAAAATAATCTCACAAAAAGAGGCTCATAATCTTGATCCTATGAATTCTCAAGAATGGAATCAATTAAAAAATAACTTCCACGCACAAGAAGGTGCAAGACATAAAAATATGCTGGCTAAAGGTAGTTTTGATGCTACAACAGTTACTACTGATTATACTAAATTTAAATTACTGGATAGATATAAATTCCATATACAAAAACTTGGAAGTATATTTAAAGTGAACCCAAGTTATGTTGGATTTGATTTTGAGAATAGTAATAGAGCTACTGATGTATCTCAAAGAGAGTCATATAAACAAAGAGGTATTAAAGTTACATTAAATATGTTAAAAGATAAATTCAGAGAATTATTCAATAATGAATTTGATGATAATTCATTTGATTGGTCTATTGATGCTACTTCACAAACTGGTGAATTAGAGTATTATCAAAAACTTGGTGAAGCTGTTCAAGAATTACAACAAGCTGGTGTAGAATTTAATATACAGGATAATAGTATTATTATTCCTGAAGATGCAGATATATCTAATAATGATTTACAAAAAGTACAAGAGATTAAAGTTATAGATAAAATGTCTGATAAAGATATTAATTCTATTATAGAAGATAATTTATCTGAACAACATACTGAATCAAAAGATTTTGAGAGTTGTGTTGAATCTGTACTAAATGAAAACCCTGATTTATCTGAACAAGAAGCTAAAGCTATTTGTGGATCTAAACATAAAGATATTAATATAAGTTCTAAAAAAGAAGCATTTACAGAAGCATTTGAAAAAGGAACTAATTTTGTAGAAACATTAGTTCATTTAGAATCTGATTGCTCAAGTAGAAGAGAAGCTATTAATAAATGTAAAGAAGAACTTGGAGAATTCAGTCCTAACACATATTATAAATGGTTAGACATTGTAGGTTTAAAATAAAATAATATAACTATTTTTAGGTTGACCAAAAGATTTATATATTAGTGTGTGGTAACATATAGTATGGATCTATTTGATATTTATTATGATACTGTTGTTGGAATACAAGTATTAGAATCAAAAGAATTATTAACAGATAAAATGAGACATAAAGTACAAACTAAAGTAGAAAATGAGTTTTATGATTTAGATAGTGTTAATAAAGACACTGTTAGAGAAGGGTATATAGGTATTGTATCTGTTTCAAATAATGATAAGATAGTTACATCATTTAAAGATGATATACTCTAATATAACAAAAATATATAAATATAGATATTCTATAATAATGTATGGCAACAATTAATTTAGATAAAATTGATTTTGATAAGTTAAGTGTATCTGAAAAAGAATTAACAGAATGGGTTGAGAATAATCAAGATAAAATTAAAGAAGCAAGAGAATTATGGTTAGATTTAGAAACAAGAATTATTAGTGCTGTTGGTAATCCTGCACATAATTCTGATTTTGTTGCTCTCAAAAATGCTGAATCTCAAAAACAAAACAAAGTTAAATATAGTTTAACAGATAAAAGTGAAGAATTACAAATTGCATATGCTCCTGCTATGGTTCCAGATGAATTAGACAAAGAAGGTGATTTAGTACCAGAACCAGTAGTTAGAAATACAGCACATAATTTTATTAAAGATAAAAGAGTTGAAGAGGCTGATATGGAGCACGAAACACCTAAACAAAGTTCTGAAGCAATTAACAAAAGAGGAACTATTGTAGAATCTTGGATTTTAAAAGAAGACCAAGAATATGAATTAGTAGATGGTACAACTCAAACATATCAAAAAGGTGTCTGGATGGTAGGTATACAATATAATGATGATGTATGGAATAAAATCAAATCAGGTGAAATTAATGGATATAGTATTCACGGATCTCCAACTGTTGTTAAAAACACCACAAGATATATAAATAAGGAGAACAATAATACTAATATGGGAGACAAACAAGATAACATTACAGTTAGTGTAGATCAAAAAGAAATTGCTGAACAGATTGCTTCAAAAGTATCTGAAACAGTTGAAGAACAAGTAGATTTAGAACCTGAAACAGAAACAAAGGAAGTTGAGGTATTCCCTGATTTCAGTGAATATACAGCAGAGAAAGAAATTAGTGAGGAACAAACTATTGAATTCCTTGCTGAACAAAAAGATCTTACAGTTGATGAGATTACAGAAGCTATTGAATCTATTACAAAAGAAGAAGATGAGGAAGAAGATGAGGAAGAAGATGAGGAAGAAGATGAGGAAGAAGATGAGGAAGAAGATGAGGAAGAAATGGAAGATGAACAAAAAAGTGTAAATAGAAATGCTTCAGAAAATAGTCAAATTGATTTAGATGAAGAAGATTCTGAAGATGTTCAAAAGAGTGAGGACTTTGAAGAGGAATTAGCTGATATGTGGTCTTAAAAATAGTGTATAGTCTAATTTTACAAGTATAATACTTTTAAAAACTGTTTTATAACTTTTTTTATAAACTGTATAGTTTACTATATACACATATTTAATGTTTAAAATATAAGTATAAGGGGTTCTTATAATAATATACAGATGGAAAAATTAGATGTTCAAACAAAGTCAGTTAGTAACGCAGGAGATACTCCTCTCTCTAAATTAGCACAGAAAGGTGCAGATGGTAAGTATATTTACTATGATCCATTGGCACTCAAGAGTAGAGATGGTCAGTCAATTAATCTCCGTGAACAGATGTATAAAAGTGGAAAATGGGATGAGAAATTTGAAAAAGTTAATCAAGCTATTAAAAACTCAAGTGGATTTGAAACTAATACAAAAGAGGCTGTGAAAAGTGCACTTGATACTCCAAGAGTTTCACTTCCAGTTCATACAAGCCCTGATATTTTTGTATCAGATAAAAAGGAACTTCCCGTAAAAGATGCATTAACAAGAATTGCAGTTCAAGAAAATGAAGTTAAACTTGATGAAGTTACAAATATTGGAGAACCTACAAGTTCTGTTAATGAAGTAGATACTGCTGAAGTTGTAGATGATACAATTCAGAATTACACATACAATATTGAACAGGTATATGTTCGGAAGGAAGTATCTGATAAACTGGTAGCCACAGGAAGATATGATCCAGCAAGAACTTCTACTGAATTTGCTTCACAAGGTATTGCACAATATCTTGAACAGCAAGCAATTTGGGGTACAGATAAAGATGCTACTTCATTTGAAGGTCTTTATGATTTTGCTGATCCAAGTAGAGTAATTGATGGTACGGATGCTACAGTAGATGAAACAATGTTCCGTGATGTTGTTACAGAACTTAACAAGCAAGGTGTAGCAGAAGAAAATCAAATGTTAGTATGTGATCACGAAACATTTGCTGAGTTAAAGACAGCACTTTCTACTAAAGAAAGATTTAATGCAACAACTGATACAGATGAGTATGCATTTGGTTCATTAGCTTTAGAGGTTGATGGTGTTATGATTAACCCAACTCACGGAATTACAGACAGAGGTGATTCTAAGAGAGCAATCTTTAACTTTGATGCAAGTGCTCACGCCTGGTATTACCTTTCAGATACTTCTGTTAAAATGTCTGGTATTACACAGACTAATGATACAACTGAAGAAATGGTTGTATATGAACAGGTTGTATTTGGTAGTGAAGGTAAGGCAAATATCTCTCTTGTAGAGAATATTGGTCAAGTTAGCCCATAGAATAGATAAATAAAATAATTTTCTAAACTTTTTATAGTATATAAAAACACTCTTTTTTGTTTTTATATTATTAATACATATAAAGATATTTAAGTGTGTAGGTTCTATTATAATATAGATATGAAAATTTCATTAATACTCAATACAATAATAGCTATAATTAGTGTTTTAATAATAACAATTTTACTAATAAACCATTTAGTTCCTACATATTCTATAATGTTTTTATATGGTGATAGTATGCAACCTACAATAAATAAAGTAGGTGTATCAATAGTAGATACAAGTCAAACTGAAATTAAAGATTTTGAAGAAGGAGATCTAATAGCATTTAATGATTACCTTGATAATGATATATCTCACAGAGTAACAGTTTCAAGAACTGATGAGATTTTAATCAGAGGTGATAATATTGATGAAACTTTAACACATAGAATTCAAGTTGATGATGATAGATATAAGATATATGGTAAAATAATCAAATATTATTCATATTAGAATTAAAAATATAAATAACTCTCTCTATTATACTTATATATGGTTGATAAAACAGGAGATCCTATAGAAAATGGAACTAATAGGTATGCTGAAATTACAGATGTACAAGATATTTTAAGATCTTTTTCATTTACAGATACATCTAATCCTACTAAAATACAAGTGAAAAATATTATAGATAAAAAAACAAGATTTGTTGAGAAGGAATTACCAACAGCATTTAGATTATTAGAGATAAAAGATTTATATATAGATGTAGAAGGTAGTTCAAAACAAAAGAGAAAAGGTATTTCATCAAGAACAGGTACAGGTTTAAGACATAGTAATGCTATAAATAACTATTCAAGTTCTGATAAATGGGTTAAAATACACTTACCACATTATTTTATAGATTCCTTGGATGAATTAACTTTATATTCAAGTACTGGTTCGCAAGTTATAGATTTATCTGATCCTAATCAAGAAGATAGATATAGATTAAAAAATAGAGAAGGTGAGTTATTAATAGATTATAGAAGTTTTCCTAATACATCTTCAGGTACAGCAGGTTCAGATAGAATGATAGATACAGAAATTAAAGTATCTTACACATATGGAAAAACTAATATAGAAAAAGATATTACAGAAGCTGTATCTAAATTTACTGTTTATGAATTAATTAATTCTGATGCTTTCAGTGAATTAAGATCAGAAGAAGATTCATTTGTAGATTTAGAAGTATTTACATCAAGATTAAAAGAGGATGCTGAAGAAATATTAGAGAATTATAAATATTAGAAGGTGATTCAATATGGATATAACAATAGATGTTAATAGTATAGATTTTACAGTGTTAGATAAATTTTTAGAGAGTGCTCAAAACAACCAAAATGGACTTGTTATGTATAATACACCCTACGCTATATATGTTGAATATCCAACTGAATATAGTACCAAAAAACCTCCATTAGACCCTATTTTAAATTGGGTAAAGAGGAATATACCTACTGATAAACCTAAAGAAACTGCATTTAAAATCCAAGAGCACATTTTTCAAAATGGTACAGAAGGTATATTTTATTTAAATAGAACTAAAAAGAATTTTGAGTCAGGTAAAGGTAAAACTATAATAGATAGTTATAATGGATCTATTGAAGATGCTCCACATAATATTATGAATCAATTATTAGAAGGTATAGTACAGGATAGTGGTGAAATTATAGAGAAAGAAGCATATGATACAGGTAATCTATTAAATTCTACTATAATAGAATTAACAGAAGATTCAGAGTTAGTAGAGTAAAAAATATAAATAACTCTTTCTCTTACAAATACATATGGTTAATTGGAATACAAAAGAAATTACTGAAAATGTTTTAAAAGATTATTTTGATACTAAAAGTTTAAGTGTTGATATATATCAAAAATCTGAAGGAGATACTGGAGGGTCTAAAATATCTAACAGAACAAATGTTCACGAAATACAAATTGAACAGACAGAAGATTTTACTCTTGATAGAGCAGATATAACATACAGTACTTTAGACAAAAGTTCACAAGTTTTTATAACAATTAAATCTGAAAAAAACAAACTATCTATATGGGACCACACTAAAGATGCATTACTTCAATCAAGAAAATTACCAACTTATGAATGGGATTATTTAGAAATTGATGATTTATCTCTTAGTGATCCTGATTTTGGTATACAAGAATCTGTTATTCAAATTACATTCATTAAAAAGTCTGATCCTATCTAAAAAATATATAAAGATACAGATTGTAATATAATGTATGGTATATAAATCAGAAGACTCTGTACTATTATATAAAGAAGAAGTAGATCAAGGGAGTATTGTAACACCAGATAGTGTGTTATCACCTATACAAGATGAAATAGATTTACCAGATCCTGAATTTGATTATGAAGAAGAATATTATATAGGAGATGGTCAAACAGCAGGAGGTAAATTTAAAGGACAAGAAGACCTATCAGGAGGTACATTACCAGTAAAAGTAACACAACCTTTAGAACTATATTTACTCTTAGGTAATAAAACAGTAGATACAGGTACAACTACATTAAAACTTAAAGAAAATGATTACCCACCATCAATTAGTTTAGGTGCTGAAATGAATGGTTTCAAGAGAGTATTTACAGGTGTAACAGCAACATCAGGAGAACTCAATGTAACATCTGAAGACCAACTACAATTAGATTTAGATATTGATGCATTAGGAGTAGATACAACACAAACAATATCAGAACCAACAGGAGAAAATTATGATACAAAACCTACATTTGATTTCAATACTACTGTATCAAATCTTACAATATCAGGTAATGAATTCGCAAGATTAACTGATTTAACAATATCCATAAACAGAAATACATCTATGGAATATTATATAAATAATACATCAGGTGCATTTGAAATTCTTTACGGAAGACCTGAAATTACAATGGATGCAACTCTCAAAGTTGCAGATGATAAAATATATCAAGAACTATTAGATGGTCAAGTTAAATTCACAACATCAATAGCATTTGAAAATTCATATTATAACTTAAATATAGAATTACAAAAATGTAATATCAGAAGTGCTCCAATGCCAATTCCAGCAGAAGGTGCAGTAGAATCTGATGTAACAATAGTAGCTGAAGATATAGAAATTACATTTGATAAATTATAAACATAACTGAAAAGTAGATTTATAAATTTATTAGAATTCTCTTAGTATAAAAAACCAGTAAATATTGCCTATAAAAAATCAAAGTAACTGAAAATACAAAAAGTTGTGAAATAAGTA